GGGATATATCAAGTAATGTCTAGACTATACCTACTGCAATCATGGACTAATGCGGCAGAGGATGATTACCACCTATCAGCCGGTTATAGTGGTGAGCAGATAGGGCGAAGAGATAGTCCTAGCAGGCGGGTTCACACTACCCAAAGGGGCCGTCAATGGTTTGCGAATTTAGAGGCATACAGAGAGGACAAAGAGGAAGGACAAGACAGCGCTAAAACTCTGGAATATAGAATATACCCACAGCAAAAAACACTAGATAATATCGAAGAGCTTATAGCTAAAACAGAGAGGCAATTTAAGGATGGAGCAATTGACAATGAACAATATTATTCTTTCATGGATAGCCTAGAACAAAAAAGAGAAAAGGCATGGCAGAATCTGAGCAAGGCTAAAGGGTGGAATGATGCGCAGGAGGAGGGGCACACCTACCACCAACCACGCATTATTGCGTGGGAAGATGCGCTATACACTACCTTAGCGCTAGTGTTTTATGGATTAGGGTTAATCTATATTATCTATATTATGACGCTATGAGTAGTGGCAATTTTACATATTCCACTCAGTTATAGTAAATCGTTTTATGATTCCTATAAATCATACATTCTTTTGTTGCTTTTTCTTTAGTAATGGCCTATATTGTGAGCATCAAACAACGAAGCGGAGACAAGACCATGCAAGCAATCCAAACCAAATACCTTGGACCTACTAACACACGCGGCAGCCGGATTAAGGCAACATGCTGGCTAACCAGTGCCACAATGCCATGGGACTATAGCTCCAACGTCGAAGAGAATCATGTGGCGGCAATCGAGGCACTTGTATGTAAACTTAATAATGATCGGATCCTTAAGGGTAACAGCAAGCTGTGGCAAGTGGTGGCCACTGGCGAAAGCGTGGACGGCAAAGGCAAAACAGCAATCATTGATCTGGTAGGGTAAACATGAAGCAAACTAGAAAACAATCGGACAGTAAACGTTTAACAGATAAAAGACAACGCAGAGAACATAAACAGGAAAGAGACAGACGAAGAAGACGCAGAGACTATCAATTGCTTGTGGCAATGATGGACTAGAAAAGTTAGTTAATTCAAGCCGCCTATATGGCGGCTTTCTTTTACCTGCATCATAGTCAAAATTAACTAAAACCATCATACCAATAACATAACACAATGTGTCTGTAAAGCCGTCTGTAACGTCCTACAATCAACGCTAACCCTACCCTATACTAACATATGTCCTCAATCAATATCGTTGATTGTAGGACGCTATATTAGGCGTTATATACGGGTGGTGTAACGATAATGACCACTGCATATAATCTGTACGCCGTTTAATGTGACAATGTGAGCGAATGGTGTGTAAGTCATTGATGTTATTATTAAAACGGAGGGTTGATGCTTAAAACAGTTGGGTCAAAATTGGTGCTGTTTTGTGGTGGATGCTGGATGTGGTGGTTGTTTTGTGTGGTGGGCACTATATGTGGGGGTTGTTTTGTGTGTCTGATTGTGTGTTTTGTGTGTTTTGTCTGTCTGATTGATTGATTGTGTGTCTGATTGTGTGTCTGATTGCTTGAATGTGTGTTTTGTGTTAAGCCCACATCCTCCCTTTAGTCTCTCCCTTTAGTCTCTCCCTTTAGTCTCTCCCTTTAGTCTCTCCCTTTAGTCTCTCCCTTTAGTCTCTCCCTACCTGTCACCATTTTTCATAACCTGTAGGCATACATAGTGGGCAATGGTATGATTCGATGTCATGGAAAAAGGCTGTTTCAGGTATTGACAAGAGGTTGACATTTTGATATTTTGGGATTGTGGGGGTGGAAAAGTTGGGGTGGTTGTTGCATGCTACGCACCCATGACAGTCTGTTGACTGTATACTGACAGTCTGCTGATTCATGTCCTTATCAATCCCTCAGACAAATTACTACTTACTTCACGCCCATGACAGTCTGCTGATTCATGCCTTTACCAATATCTCATATAAATTAATACTTATTTTACATCCCCACCACCTATACATCCATGTATACATCCACGTATACCTGCCCACAATGATATTTAAGTATTGACTCTTACCCAATCCCTTCAAGATCGCTTATTCACAAATAATTTTAAAAGGTGGCACATGCCCATCTCCAGCACCCCTGACAGCCTGCTGAAGTATCTACTGACAGCCTGTTGATTCATACATCCATTAATCTCTTAGGTAAATTACCACCCATACCACAACACACTCTATAAAGGCACACTTGATAAAGGCACCCTCGATATTTCCCCCATATTGCACAACCCATTCAGCCTCACTTCCTCCCTCCCCTAAAATATTTTTAAGATAGTTGTTGACACGTTATAAAACATGTAGTAGTATTCTCTTTACATTCACTATTGAGGAGTAAACATGTGTCCGCTATCATTTGATCACTACAGTAACGCTGATGCCTATAGCAACCTTACAGAGAGTATTAAGGACAATGACACCAAACGTATCCATAGATATTTGGATACCCTTAGAATTCTTTATTCCCAACAGGAGAATTAAATATGAAAGTAAATATTGGCCCTTATGAAGATGAAGATCGTATTATAGAGATTGAAATTGATAGTTACGACACATGGAACTTAGACCATACATTCTCTCTTATAGCCATTCCTTTGTTGGAGAAGTATAAGGAAGATGTTCTCAAGGATAGGTTCATTCCCTCTGGCAATGGAGATGTACATTATCTTCCAGATGATGACGATGAAGCTGAGGAAAAGAATAATGAATGGATAGAGATTATTGATAAAATGATCTATGCTTTTAAGGGGGTTGTGGACAATCCAGATTTCATTGTAGATTATGATTCTATTTCTCATGAAGAGGCTAGAGAGAAGGGATACGATCTGATAGATGGAGAAGACTTAGGACTCGATATTTCCCCTTTCTATGTTGACAGAGAAGCTCAACGAATACATGACAGTCGTGTGAGAGAAGGATTGGAATTGTTTGGTAAATACTTTCGACATCTTTGGACATAAAGACAACATCTTTAGACTTGATAGGAGGAAATTAAAATGAAGAAAGAAGGTAATGATTTACAAAACACTACCCCTTTCCCTGTAGGAGATATTATCTTTGCAGATATTAAGGGGGATGATGTTTGGGAAGAAGTGAAAGTGCTGGGGTATGGAAAACATGGCGAAGACCTTTGCATTATGTTTTGTCAGATGGAGGATGGAGAAGAATCTGAGCTACATGCACAGATATACACACATTATGAACCTTACTTCTCTGCTGTCCCTAAAGAAAGGGATGTTGCAGAATGTATCTCCACACATTTAGTCCAACAATGGGTAGACTCCCCTCTTAGCCTGCAAGAATATATTAAATCCCTTTATGAAAAAGGCTACTTGAATTCATATGCCATTTTAAATGACTTCACCAAGGAGGAATATTAATTAATGTATTTTGTTCTATACAATATTAAACATAGGTATTATTACCATGAGACAGACTACTCTGCTCTTTGTGTTCAGGATGCTACACAATACTCTCTAAGTCTTATTGCTGAAGATGTAGCTGAAACATTGAATGAGGCTAATGGTAAAGGTAAAGTAGAATGGATTGTTGTTCCAATCAGTGATAGCTATTTTGATAGCATGGTATAATGCCAACACAGTTGGCATTAAGATTAGAAATTCTATTTAAGGAGATATATTATGCGTAAAGAATACAGAGATACAGTGGATGAGATCATGGACTACTTCGATTTCAATGGTCTTCTATCAGTTATGAAATCTATATCTTTTGGGTGGGTTAAAGAGGACACCATGGAAGGAGAGTTACGTCAGCTTGGACGTAGGCTACTAATGACTGTAGCTGAACACTTATGTAAACATGGAGAGGAAGGATCGGAATATTACGCCTCTTCTGGTGGATTAGAGGCTAAGGGTGTGATTGAAAGAGGGAAGTTGTATTTAGAGCTTAAAGATGGTCTGTTCTCTTGGGACAATTACAATTGATATCTTAAGGAGGAGAAAATGAAAGTAACAATTAGTTCAGAAGGTGTTCTTATTATTAGTGCTGAGTCTTCAATGGAAAACTATGCCATTAGTCAGTGGTATGATTCTCAATGCAATGAACTTACTAATCCATCTTCATTGATGATTGATATTGATCTTTATGACGAAGAGGAATGATGGAATGTTTGATAAGATTAAAGGAGTGATTAAGAGCTTCATTAAGGATGCTGACAAAGAATCCACCAAGGATAGCCACAAAGATGAACAAGGTTTCTCTCCTTCTATTGGGGACTCTATATGGGGAAACTCTTTGGCACATATCCATGAGATGGGGGCAGTGGTAACCTTTGAAGAGGAGGTGGAAGAAGAAGGTCTTTATCTGTACAGGTTTATTGATAAAGAAGGGATGGAGGAATGTTACGGAAAGATGTGTGATGGGGTGGGTGTTAGTGTAATTGACACAGGGGATTTTTACAGCTATGGTGTATTCTTCTATACAGACACTCCTAAGTTAGCTGTTCCTATCTGTTTTATCCAAGATAAAGACAAGGGTGTCGAAAGGGATATTTTACAGAAATTGGGGATTAATGTGGTGAGTGTTCATTGAGGGAATATTGAATGATTATTAAGCCAATGTTACCAGCTTCTGTGGAAGATTTATCTGCTGTCCCTGTGCTGATAAGGGCGGATGAAGTAGATTCCAGTGTAGAGTGGGTGGTGGAGGGTGTATGAAAACTATATGTGTAGAACGAAGTGAAATAAAAGCATTTGTAGAAGAACACCATTACTCTGGGAACATAAATGGTGTTAAGTCCACTTATTGTTTTGGCTTGTATAAAGATGGGATATTAAAAGGGGCGTCAATATTTGGTATGCTCTCCACAACTGCATGGAAGAAATATGGGGAGACAGAAAAAGATGTAATAGAACTTCGAAGGCTTGTGACACTGCCCAACCTCCCTGCCAACACTCTGAGTAAGTTTGTTGCAGAGTGTATTCGATATATTAAACAACACAGTGAATTTAAAGTGGTGGTAAGTTACGCCGACCCTTACTATGGACATCATGGTGGGATATACCAAGCGTGTAATTTTCTGTATTTAGGAGAGACTCCCAAAGACACTATTCTTAGGGATAAGCATACAGGTAAAAGCTACCATTCAAGGGCAATGAGAACAAAGTACAAAGGGGAGTTAAAACCTTTTGCACGAAGGTTAAAAGAGCAGTATGATAAAGGCGAATTAGAGATTGTCACAGTACCGGGTAAACATATTTATGTATATCCTTTGAAAAAGACTCACCGTAAAAGATTTATAAATATTAGCCTAACATACCCGCGCCCATCACAGGAGGAAGAGAGATGAGAAAGAAGTTTAAAATAATGTACCCCAGACGGTATGATCCAGACCCAACATTATCAGGCAAGCAGTATAAGGGTAAAGGCATGGTTGTTATGAACAGCGAAGGAGTATTTTTTGAAGTCACTTTTGATGGGTTCTACACACATATTCAGAAGCTGTCAGAGGTATTGCCTAAATACGATGTTTGTTGGAAAAACTGAGAGGGGTGTATGAAAACAATTATTGTCACTGAAGAGATCAGAAAAGGGTTGGAGAAAATTAAATATGGTTGTATAGGATGGAGGAATAGTGAGTGGGCAAGGGATTTCTGTGAGAATGTTTCTAAACAAGAGACAATGACATACAAACAGCTTAAAGCCTACAGAGAGTTGTTGCATAAAGCGGACAATCAGTATAAGCTCCCTTCAAGAAACTACAGTAATAGCAGAAGCTACAGTAGTCGAGACAGAGAGCTGTCCACCAACGATGGTTGGGGATACCAAGGAGATTTGTCTAATTACGGAAGTGGATATTACGATTGTTGAGGAGGAAAAGAAATGAATGTAACACTTACTTGGGACGAATATGCAGCCCTCTTAAAAGGACAATACACCTTATTCCCTTGTGTAGAGTGTGAGAATGGTGTAGTGTACTGGAACGGTGAAACAGGGGATGTGGTAAGTGGGGCTAGATACAGACAGCTTTGTGAAGAAGAAAACTTCCACGATCAATGTCAAGAGGAGTGCGGACATTGTATGGGAATAGGGAAGGTGGTGAGGTTTGACTAATAAATGTGGAGGAAGAGGAATGAGTGTACCGAATGATGTGTGGGTGAAAGCACCAAAAGAAGCAACCCATTGCTCACCAGAAACTTCATACACCAATCTCGTATATTGGTTAATTGAGGGTGGAGTAGTAAAAAAGGTTTGGGTTGAACTCATGGAAGACACTGATGGAGAGGGGTGGTACGAGGATCAGGGGTATAGTTGTATAGATTATACGCCCGATGAACAACCCTACTACTACAAAGATGAACTTGTCACTCGTCCCACTCAGAAGTGGATTCCCAGAGTTGGAGATACAGTTTTGTATAACTCCGCTTGGGGCACTCCTACGGAGGTACATGTAGTAGCAGTGCAGGGAAGTTCAGTGTGGATTAGCAGTGAACGTTGGGATATAGTGACAGATATAGACAATCTACAGCCCAAACCGACAGTGGAGACACTTGAGAGTCGTTTGAATGATGTGGTCAACCCAGAAGGTTGGGCTTCCCAGCCTGTATCCACTGCCGTCCGTCGTCTTATGGAGGCTGGGGTTGTATTCAAAGATTGATGCTGATACTTGACAGAAAGTATTAAGATAAAAGATAGTAGACGTATCGTTAAATACTGTGATACACTTAAAATTCTAAATGACTGATTAGGGAAATGGATATGGGAAAGAAGCTTATTGATATTTTGGTAGAAAATTTAGAAGAGTGGCCTTTTGAGGGAGGCAGAATTACACAGGATGCAGATGGGAATTGTTTTTGGTCAGGAGGAGCTGTGAAACACGTTGCATATGGAGACGGGGTTTGGGTTTCAAAAGAATACTGCGAATCTGACAGCGGATGGAGTCGTCTAGTTAATCTTCCCCTTGCCTCTGATTGGGATGAAGCTATCATCACAGAGGAGCTGTGGAGGAAGGCTAAAAATCCCTCCCCATCTTCCCTGCCTTATGAAGTGGGAGAGGTAATTGAAGTTAAGATTGACTGTGACGAGTGGGTGGATGTAAGAGTGGTTGGGTGGGGCAAACATGGAGAGGATGATTGTATTACATTCTGTGAGCTTCGTCGAGGAGAAGACAGACAGCTTCATGCATTTATCTATACAGGGCATGAACATTGCTTTAGGGAGAAAAACCCTTCTAAAACTAAGTTGATTGAGAAGGTGGTGAAAGTGTTGAGCAATTGTGGTATTCCTCTTCTTGGGAAGGGAGAGTTGACAATGGTGGCCCATTCGTTGTATGATAATGGACTGCTAAAGAAAGAGGAAGGATATGAAGGTTTAGATTAACAGAGAAAGGGTGGGAGAGGCTACACAGCTTCTCCCTTTTCTTTATGCCTTCACATATCTCTGGTAATTATCAATGAACTCTTCTTCTGTCCCTTTACCCAAATGCGAATTGTATGAGCGTTTCCAGTACCTTGCCCATCCCTCAAGATCGTTAGGAATCTTCTCAGGCACTCTAAGATAATGAATCCTACACATAGCTACAGAATACTTCAGGTTCCAGATAAGCTCATCTTCCGTCCTGTCCACTGTAAAGTCTAACAGCTTCTTTACAATGTTCTGCCTATAACGCAGGTAATTATCCCAGATATCCTTATGTGTGGCAGGCTCCATCTGACAGATACCTAAAGCTGGACCACTACCAAGCTGAACAAGGTATTTACCCATAGCACTCTCTTGGGCTATGGTTCCTATGATTAGCTCTTCAGCTTCCTTGCTCCAAAACCCTAAGTGTTGTATCGTTGGTCTTACGATATGAAGTCTTAATTGATTGCTGTCTATCATAATGTAAAAAAGGAGGCTTTATGCCTCCTTCTCCTCCTGCCCTACAAAAATAGAAAAGATATTTATCATCATTACTCTTCCTCGTCTTCTTCGTCGTCAGGGGGTAGCTCTACGAAGATGTCCCCTACAATATTATTAAAGTCCTCTGTGGAGCCAGAAAGGAATAGAAATTCTTGAAATTCTTCAAATGTGTCGAACTCGTATTCCCTTTTCACTTCTTTGATGATGTCTCCACAGAGCATCCTTTCGGTTACTGTGTGTTTCATGATGGATACCCTTCTGCAAAACTACCTTGAAGGTTGGCCTTGCTGTATTCAAAGATTTCCCTCTCAAAGAAATTACCAAAGGTGGTTCCTGTAAGCCAATCAACCCAAGGAAGGGGGTTTTCTTTAATGTGCCAATTAGGCTTCAGTCCAAGCTGCTTCAAACGGTAGTCAGCAATATATCGAATATATTTCTTGACATCTTTAGGGTCAAGATTGCTTACACCTCCCATGGAGAATGTCTTGTCAATAAACTTGTCCTCCAAGGACACCACTGTCCGAGCTGTCTCATATATTTCCTTCTTCCATTCATCATTTACAATGCGAGGATGTTCCTCTGTAAACACTCGGAATAGCTTGGCCAGACCCTCAGCATGAAGAAACTCATCCAAGATAGACCATTTGTTCAAGTCACACATTCCGGGCAATTTACCCAGCCTATCGAAGTTTAGAAGAATGGCAAAGGAAGCAAACAAGCTAACCCCCTCAAGGAACACTTGCTTTGCAATATAACCACCAATCTCTGAATAACTGTTCCCAATACTCTCTACGAAATATTCATGCTTGGCCTTCATTTCAGCATACTCTAAGAATTCATGATAGAACTCTTGACCCATACCTAATGTATCAGACAGAAGAGCGTAGCCCCTAACATGGATAAATTCTCTTGCTGCGAAACTACCCAACATAGCACGGACATCGTTGTTTTTGAATACAGGGATGAGCTTGTCATAATAACCCCCACTAACGTCAAAATCTTGTTGTGTAAATAGACGAAGGATGTTGGTGATGAGGGCTTTCTCTTCATCTGTAATAATCCCCGTCTTCCATTGCTCTACATCTTTCTGTAGCTTTACTTCATCTTCTGTCCAATGAATTCGCTCATGTTTCTTGGCAAGCTCAATTAGATCGTGATATTGGGGGTTATACACCCCCGTTGATTTAATTACTGACAATCTTTCCTCCTTATCCTTGGCACCCAATGCAATCGGCATCATCCTGCCAATCAGCAAGGGCCACTCTATCAATCTCTTTAGTAACTTCCACTTTCACTTCTCTCGACATACGACAGTAGTAGAGAGTTTTTAGGTGTGGGGCTTTAAGAGCCTTCAAATGAACACTGTTGAAATATGCAGCATCCACTCCTGCTGGGAAGAACAAGTTGGTAGAAGCAGCTTGACAGATGTATTGCTGTCTGTGGTCTGCTTGCTCTACCACCCAGTGTTGATCAATCTCAAAGGCTGTTTTAAACAATGCTTTCTCTTCATCTGTCAAACAATCAAGAGACTGAACACTTCCTCCATCCTTTACAATTTTCTTCCATTGTTCATTTTGCCATTGCTCGTCGCCTTTCTCTTTCAGCAGCTTCTCAAGATATTTATTCTTGACAAGGAATGTTCCAGCTCTTGTGGAGTGGGTGTAGGCATTAGAGGACACAGGCTCGATAGCAGGGCTTGTTCCCAGGATAATACTATTGTTGCTTGTAGGGGCAATGGCAAGCAATCTTGAACCTCTCAACCCTGTTCCCTTCATATCGGGAGCTTCCCCACGCTCTTCAGCAAGTTTTCTGCTCTCAGCTACAGCCTTCTCTTTAATGTCCGAGAACACCATGTGTGTATGCTGGATAGCACTATTGAAACCACCTGTCTCGAAAGGGATTCCATGCTTTTGCAAGTAATAATGCCAACCCATAGCTCCAATTCCAATGGCCCTTTCCATCTTTGCTGAATAAACAGCTTTAGACAATTCTTTGGGAGCATTGTCAATGAAGTATTGAAGGACGTTATCCAAGAAACGTGTTAGGTCTGCCACAAGAGTGGTGTCTTTCCACTCATCATACTTCTCAAGATTAAGACTTGAGAGGCAACATACAGCAGTTCTCTCTTCGTTTGTTGGCAATGTGATTTCAGAACACAAGTTACTCCCCTTTACAGCAAGCCCTTTATCAAGCTGTGTTTTAGGGGTGGTTCTACGTTCAGCATCAATCTTGAAGATATAAGGCTCTCCTGTGAGTGCTCTTGTTTCAAGAATGTCTTCCCAAATATCTCTTGCATTCACTGTGTCCCGAACATCTCCAGAATGAGGGCATACAAGGTCGAACTTCTCATCTTTTAGGACAGCCTCAATGAATTCGTCTGTAACATTTACAGCATTGTGAAACTGTGTTCTATTATCTGCCTTACGTCCACTATCTCCACCAGAAGGAACACGGAATTTAATAAACTCTACAATGTCTGGATGGTTAACATCCATGTAGTAGGCCATGCTTCCCCGTCGAGTGATAGACTGTCGGAAGTAACCAATAGAAGCATCCAACACCTTCATGAAGGGGATAGGGCCGGGGGCTTTGTTAGTCACTGCTCTGATTGAGTTGTGTGCCCCTACACCGCCTCCAGCTACAGACAAAGCTGCAATTTCTTTCTGGACATCCATCTGGCCTACAATGTTATCTGGGCAGTCAAGGAGATAACATGAGATGGGCATAGAAGGTTCTTTAGTGCCTTTCCACAGAATCTGACGGTCGTATCCGTCTTCCCAAAACTCTTTGCGTTTGTACGAATATGTGCTCCATGTTCCTTCAGGAGCATTGCTCAAAATAGGTGAGGCAAACATAAACCAGCCTTTGTAGGCCGCATCGTAAACTCTCTGAGCTAATCCATAATCCCCATAGCAAAATGCTGTAGCTGCCCTTGCAAGTGCTTTAGGGATAGCCTCTCCCTTACGAACATAATAGTCTGTCAATAGTTTTTCTGAGAATTCATTAACGTATTCTGGATTCTCTTTGTGAATATTAATTCCTAAATGCTTCATTTCATCATTTCCTTTTCTCCATAATATAAAGACAAAAAAGGAGAGAAGGAGAACATTTAAGTATTCCCCATTCTCTCCACCAATGTTCTTGTTTTAATTTAGTTGTTGTTGGTAAATGACGACCTCACCGCCTGCCTTAGTCGTCTCGGGGTGTTGTCTCTCCCACCCTCCCGAACTTCACCTACACATAGCTGTAGCAAGTTCCCTCAAGAGATGCTATGTCCCTTAGAGCCAATTTCTTTAAACTCTGCTATTCCACTTTTTAGCCACTTGAGCCTTCATGATTTCAAAATCTTCGTCCTCTTCTGGATCGAAGTCGAACCAACCACAATTGGGACAATTGACCCTATGGCATCCGTCACAATAATATTCATCCTTACAAAATTTAACACTGCTCCCACAGAAGGGGCAGTCTTTAAGTTTAGGGTCTTCTGCCATTATAACTCCTTTGGTTGTTTGGTGGGCCATGGTGGAATCAAACCACCCTCTACCTGTTATGAGCAGGCGGCTTTCATCAGTAAGCTAATGGCCCAATGATTTGGTTCTAATTAACACTACATTCATTTAAAATTTAGGGGATACCATTTTCCTGCCTCAGTCTCCATATCTTGCTTCTGTCTATTCCAAGTTCATCTGATATCTTGTAATCAGACATACCCTCCTTCCTAAATACACCTATTTTAGTCAAAAGCTCTTCCGGTATCTCCATCCTCTTTTTCCCTAACCAGACTCCTTTAGCCCTGCTATAGAGAGCATTGCAACGTCTGCTACAAAATTTATTAAAATTTATCCTGATTTTACTTTTTTCTCTGAGGAAAGGGGCGTTGCAATGGTCGCAAACCAATTCCAAGAAAACTCTTCCCGCACTTTCTTTTCGAGTTTTCTCTCGATGCTCTTCTACCGTTAAAGCTTGAAGATTAGAAAGACAGTCATTTGTCTTGTCACCATCTATATGGTCAACCTCGTATCCATCTTCTAACATCCTTCCTTGATTAACAGAGAACAAATATCTCGCATAAGAAGTTGTTGTTCTATCGCTGTTGGAATTGAAAAGATATACCATCTTCCTTCCCTCACTTCCTACTCTCAGGTACCCTACTTTCCAGAGAGACTTGTAAGGCTCCTGTAATTCTATCTTACTACTCACAAAGCCTCCTTATAAATTTTCCTTGCTCCTGAATGCCCTCTGCGTTCCTAGCTGGATTCGAACCAGCAACCTACGGCTTAGAAGGCCGTTGCTCTAATCCTGATTGAGCTACAGGAACGGAGAGGACACTCTTCTTACTCGTTTGGAGCGTCTGGAGGAATTTGAATCCTCACTTTCAGGGTGGAAGCCTGACGTGCTAACCATTAACACCACAGACGCTTTGTTCTTCAATTCATACACCTATTGTATCATGGATTTCCCATCTGTCAACCCTTATTTGCCCTTCTCTTTAACAATCTTCTCAATGGTATTCCAACTGCTGCTCCGAGGAGCGACATAATCTTTCCTAAAAGACCCATACTTTTTCTGGAACATCTGTTTTGCAATATCCCTATAAATATTTCCTGTGCTTGCAACTCCATCAATGACGATGTAGACAGGGATTAGAGCAATATTCAGCACTGACACAATCCAATTGTAGTAACGATGCAGAAATGCTCCATCTTCCCTGTAAAACAAGACATAGTTATCAAAGATGCTCACTTTCCGAGCCACAATCTCTCTAGCTTCCTTCCGAGACAGCTTAACCTTCTTGTATCCCAGATCACGTGGGTCTTGGTAAACATATGTTGTCTTTGGAATGAACACACATGATAACTTATTCTTAATCTTTGTCAACACTTCCTTCATCTTTAATTTGGACACTTTTCTGTTGCTCCTCCTTCTCTTTCTCAGCTCTCCACTCAGCCATACGCTTCTCAAAAGCCTCTTCCCATTTATCTACATGGACAGTTTGATCTTTTGTGAAGAGCTTATGACCATTTCCATTCTTACCTGCTGCCTTCATCTTAGGAAGCACTTTCCTGTTGTGTTTACGGAGCCATTTAGCTCTTGTAAGTTTCATTGTTCCTTTGATGCCGTGTCTTTTATTGTTCTTAATAGACCAAGCCAATTGTTCTGGTGTTTGTGACATTAATTCTCCTCCTTTACAATATACCTCAAGAAGCCTTCTAAAACTACGTAGAATCAATTTTAAGCCCTAAGCAGTAGGGTAGCTTACCTATCGCCCCTATCGTCGCTTACAGAGCCTCTAATCAAGGAATTTCACTATCTTTGGGACACCTATGATGTATGATGTAGAGTGTTATGTCAATAGTGTATGATTCTAACAGGTTTTCCAGCATTCATCATCTGTTCAATCATGTTGGCTGTGCCCCTACTCTCAGAGTCCCACAAAGCAATAAGACAATCTGCATACTCTTTCATTTCAGCATTACGGATATATCCAGCAGCCTTTCCGTGTTTATCCCAATCAGCTTTGAACACAGAAAGATTATACCCCATTTCTTTAGCGATGTCTTCACCAAACTTATCAGCTCCTCTGGCTCCTCCAGACACAACCTCAATTTCATCCAGAGGATGATTTGACAACAGGTGTAAGATTTGTTGTTTGTGTTTCTGTTGGGGAATGTAATCTCTTCCCCCTGCAATAATTACTTTGAGCATGTCTCCTCCTTAAATCATCTCTATCAATTGTATCATGGATTTCTCCCTTGTCAAGGGATATGTCTAAATAATTATCTGATAATTTTTATTGCAAGGGGGTTGACAGGTGGGAAATCCATGATACAATACCCTATGTAGATGTAAAAGTATCTACGACATTCTCACTTTGTCGGCCACTAAAGCAAACGCTCGGGTGGGAATGTGTAAGGCACAAGAGGGGCCAATCCAAGGTGCAACCTAAGCTCTAGCTTCAAATGGGTGGATTGCCTTTAGTAGGAAAGGATATGTTGAAGTAATGAGGACACCCTACTGTGAATCCTCATCTGGCGGTAGCAATCACTACAGTTGCTATCCGGCTGCCCTCATGGCAGCAATCTATTCTTATCTGAGTTTGGAAGGGGAGAGATATTCTTATCTCTTTATGTAGTTCCAAAGCAGGTTAGAAGGATCAGGGTACAGGAGTCTAAGGGAAGTCTAGGCATCGTTGGCTGAAGAGTCAACAAGGAGATAATAAATATCTCTTAGGATGTATGGCTCCCCTAGGCGGAGCTGTATCTGGAATCTTTCTAAACTGGTTTGGAAGGGTATATATTAATTATATCCTTAATATTATTCTTTAAGGTATCTTATAGGTAATGATCTATATACAATCATTATCATCATTAGTTCTCTATAATAGTTAAGATAGTTAGTAGTCTGTTGTAATCATCTTAATTTAATTATAATTAAGAGTAAATGATAATCATTATCTACCTATACAGATATGAATAGTAATCACCTCTCATTAAATATCAATCGTGTTCTAAATATCTAATAACTATTTTCTATTACCTATTGACAAGTGATATATCATGGATGCATATCTACATACAGGTGTATACGTCATCAATTCATTATCATACATATTTCCTCCCATAATTGGATATGATGATAGGGAATGATGGATATATATATATATATATATATTTACCCAATCCATCACTCCCCCTCTACATGTAGAACGTTTACTTACATGCTATTTTGTTGACCCCTGAATGTATGTACAAATACAAAGATACAAAGTATCCACCCATGTTCAATGACTCCTGAAGTAGTCTATATAGTCCTGTAAACCTTATTTAGGAATACTGCTGGACGGAGAGGGTCTTGTTCCTACCCCACGACAGGTGTAATTCCCACTTCCACTGCCCTGTTTACAGCTCTTCACAGAGTAGAATCCTTTCCCATAAACATGGTCTACGTATTGCTGAGCTAACAATCTGTTTCGTGTTCTGAAGAACAGAAGGTCTCCTGTAGCGAGCTGTATGAAATACTTCGCAGGCTCATTGAAGATGAATTTCCCTGTGTCTGGATCATACACTTCAATCTCATCTTCAGGGACAAGGACAGTTTTCACTTTAGGGATATCAGACATAAATCTCTCCTGTTTTGAAACGAACAAAAATAATACCACCAAACAGGCATCCAGTCAACATGAGATAATTTTTAATTACCTATTGACAATGCAAGATTCCATGATATAATATATACTATATTAATAAGATTAAAGGGGGAGATGAGGATGAATGATATTGAGATGAAGCCGTCACAGGTGATTGTTCGTAGTATCCAGCACACAGAATATAATCTATACCTTCACGGAGAGATTGGCAGTCCAGATGATTTCATGGAGCATTTTGCTGTATTTAAAACAGCCGGTGAAGGGGATTTGATTAGGTTGTATATCAATAGTCCAGGAGGAAGTCTGAGTACAGGTCAGCAATTGATTACACACATGAGAGAGTGTCAAGCATATATTGTTGCTGTCCTTGGTGTAGAAGTGGCTTCTATGGCCTCCGCCATTGCTCTTGAAGCTGATGAGGTAGAAATTGATGAGTTATCTACAATGCTCGTCCATTCCCTGAGTTACAGAGTAGGAGGAACTGAAAACAGTGTCTACACGCAAGCATTATTCAATAATAAACTTAACGAGCGATGGGTGAAGTCTACATACGGAGACTTTCTAACAGAGACTGAATTGGGCGATATTCTCAAAGGGGTGGATATTATCCTTGATGCCGAACAGATAGCTGAACGATGGAATGCACGACAGCAGAGCCGATGTGGATGTGAGCATTGTTTGGATGAGAGTGAAGAAATCTCAGAATATCAGGAAGGGGATACTAAGTGTTAGATAAATGGAGGCAGGGATGTTTGTTAGGTTTTTAGTGAACTGGGTAAAGGATACATTGTTTGGTCTTTCTTACTTAAACGAATATAGCAAAGAGTGGGACCAAGAACTTAAAGAGCTTATTCAGGAATACGGAGATACAGCAACAACGGATGGATTTGTTGTCACACTAAACGACATTAATGTGTGGATAAGACATGGATACTATTATTACGGACATAAGTTCTCATGGTCAACAGAATATAGACCTTCTGTTCTCACTATGTATAAACTGAGAAAGCTGCAAGAAAGATTAGATAAGAATAAAGAGAAAGAAGATGAAGACACCTTATAGAAGCATTACAATGGAAGAGGAGTTGGAGAGATTCCTAATCGAAGAGGGGGAAGAATATCTGTTAGAAGAAGATGACCCTTTTTTCAAATGGGAATATGCCTTTGAATCTAAAACAGAGATTGATTCTCAATTCAGGAATATTTATCCTTTGTATTAAATAAACCAATTAGGACTTGACAAACTGTCCCACCCATGCTATAATAGGTAATGTAAGGATAATAAAAGATAATAATAACTCCTTACCAAGAATAATAACTATACATCCTTATGGGAATAACTTAATAATACTAAGTTTCCAAGGTTAGGGGTTGGCGAGAGGTGTGTCCCTCCTCCTGCACATCTCTCTATTTCCCCTTCAGCCCTCGAAAGAGGGCTTTCTAATTTAGTCTAATTAAAGAATATGTTAGAAAGCCCTTTATACAAACATGGAGAACACATGACAAGTATTGTTGAAAGAGGACGAGCTACGAGATTCCAGAAAGGGAATACAATGCAAACCAACATATCTACTAGAAAAAGAATTAGGCGTTCTAAACTTCGTAAAACATACGAAGAGCTATATAAGCTGGAGCCTAAATGTCTTAAAAACATCAAAGCCTCTGTTGAAGGGGAAGATGTGGATAAAGAGGTGGTGGCTACAAGCAAGTGGGTGATTCAGCAGCTTCAAACACTGAATAGAGCCGCTGTCCAAGAAGAGGTGGAGATTAACAACCTCCGATGGAAAGGGGATGCTTTGGCAGAAGAAGCCATGGAAGCATCCTCTACAGCAGCAGAGGAAGGAGAGGATGGTGAGGAAAAGCCAACCACTCGATTCTCTCTGAGAGTATTGCCGACAAGTAAAGACGTATAAGTAAGAATACAGGAGGAGAATTTAACATGAAACTTACACAGTATAAGATTTCTGTGAAAGGGACTGACATTTTCGGTCTAACATTTCTGAATAACATTATTGAATTGGCGAACAAAGGGGCTGTACTGGATGAAGAACATTTGGTGAGCAACAAGTGGCCACATCATTGCGTGATGGTGTTAGAGACAGACAAAGATATTAACAAGCTTGTTGATTTTGACTTTACCAAAGGCATCTCTCTTGTTGATGAGAAGGATGCTATTAAAGCTAAATATCTAAACGAAGATGAACTCAAAGCTCTTTCATGGGTGGAATTGAGGAAGAGAGTCAAGAAGGATTTTAACTTGACAGAAGGAAACAGGGAAGAGCTTGAAGAGGAGTACCTTCGCAAAGTGAAGGAGAAAACCAATCCAAGTTTGTTTAAAAAGAAAGAAGAAGAACAAGTGTAGATGTAAGTTTTTAGCAGGTGACAAGAATTTGCAAGTTCTTCACATTGCTCACCCAATGTGATAGCCTGCGCTTTAATATAAGCCTTGGAGTAGTTCTGAGGCTTGATTCCTTTGAGGAGGTTGTCAAAATAAGGGAGGAGGAAGAGTTGAAATATTATGGATGGAATAGAGAGTAGGGAGGGTTGGTGGAAGAATACGATGTAATAGGGCCAGCATCTCCTTTCCAAGAAAAATATCTAAACGCAGATGAACAGATGCTTTTTGTAGGGGGTGCTGCGGGATCGTCTAAAAGCTATATTGGATTGATGAGGCATCTTAGATTCGTCGAAGACCCTAATTATAAGGCATACTGCATTCGTAAGAATTCAAGTGCCATTATGTCTTCAGGGGGTCTGTTCGATGAAGCTGTAGAACTTTACAGAAAGTATGACCCTAAAATTAAGATAAAATTGCGGGATCAAAAAGTAATATTCTCTTCTGGAGCTGAGATAACATTCTCTCACTACGAGAATGATCAAGCAGCTAATAAATACCAAGGTAAATTATATTGCCTGACGTAGTGGTGACATTACGTTGTAACTCGGTTAATTCGGGGGAACTCTTTAGAAGACAACCCCGAGCGAAGCCTCTACAAGAGGAACGTGTAAAGACCACCTGCAAGGGTAGGGCCAAGCGGCCTGAAACACCGAGCATGTCTCTGACATGAAGATATGGTCTAATCTACATAGCAATATGTAGCAGCGAAAGCGAGAATGGGTTAGCGACCTATTCTGAATAAAATGATTCAAATTTCAAACGTGTTCTTTGACGAAGTTTCACATACTTCGGAAGAAAGCATTTGGTGGCTTTGGTCTCGTCTTAGGTCAAGAGCTAAGAATGTCCATTCGTTGACAATGACAATGAACCCTGACCCAGATAACTGGACGCTTAAATATGCGATGTGGTATTTATATCCAGAAGGACATGAATTAGCTGGACGCCCTGACCCCGAGAAGAATGGGAAGGTGAGATATCTTCTTAGAATTGGGGGAGATATTGTATGGGGAGACACAAGAGAAGAACTTCAGGAAAAGTATGGCTATGATAAGTCACCCATATCTTTTAGAGCTTTGTTCGGGACTATTGATGATAACCCTCCGCTTCAGTTGAGCAACCCTAGCTACCGTCAGAATCTTGAAGCCCTGCCTACGGTGGAGCGAGAGCGGTTGCTATACGGAAACTGGTTTGCAAGACCAGCTAATTCATCCTACTATAAACGAGAAGACCTAACAGAAATCGTAGAAGTTCCTCCTGATTCTGACTTCTCTAAAATAGTAAGGGCTTACGACTTTGCTGGGACATTGCCCCACGATGGTAACAAAGAGACTGACTACTTTGCTTCTGTAAAAATGGGTAAGCTCCATACAGGGGATTATGTCATTCTTGAAGTCGTCAGAACAAGAATTACATTCGGTGATTGGGAACAACACATTCTTGACAATGCTTTCAGAGATGGGAATAAAGTGGAGATTATTCTCCCTCAAGACCCCAACGCAGCAGCAAAGGCTGCAACATCTTTGTTAGCCAGAAGCATTATTGAGCATGGGTATATTGTAAGAACCAAACGCTCAAGCATGGGTAAGTTGGATTCCTTCAGACCTTTTGCAGCAGCAGTGGAGAATGGAAACGTTTCTCTGGTTAAAGGATGTGCTACAGACCTATGGAATAAAGTATATAACGATAATGACTTCTTCCACAAAGAGCTTGAAGCCTTTGATGGCAAGAGAAGAGGCGGGCAACACCATGACGATGAGATAACACTAGGTCGTCAATAAACTGGCTGAATTCGGTGGACAACTCTAGTAGAATTATTAGAGTCAATACCGAGCCAAGCCTCACAACAGTGAGGAAGGTTTAGAGACTATTATGTAGGGTCAAGTGACTCGAAGCGGCCAGCAATCACTTAGGTGGTTGAAGATATAGTCCAATCTGCATGGCGACATGCAGCAATCTCAAAATAGTCTAAATTCTGCGGTAATTAATAGTAAAATAGGGGAAAGACTAAAGGAGATTGGGCGTAGCCTAACGAACTACGTTTAATACAAATGATGGTGGACTGCTGTTCATTAGCATTTTCAACACTGGCACAAAGAGTGCATATTCCCAGCTTCATTGGTGGCCTGTCCTCAGCAGATTTGAGACAGCCCAATCCTTTCAGAAGCAGTGCCCTCTAAATTAAAAGGAGAAAGAGTTGGCTGAAAATACAGACGATACGCTCTCCTCTGGAACGGAGGGGGTGTCTCTTACTAAGGGGGACAATGAAATCCCCCCTCTTGCTTTAGGAGAGAAAGGCTTCATTGGGTTGAAAGTCCTTGGGGGACAAATCCTTGAGGAATGCCAACATGAATTGATGTGGCCACAATGTATTGATACATACAAGAAGATGGCTAAAGATGGGACTATTGCTCCCGCTCTTGAACTTGTGGAAATGATGATTTCAAGAGTTCCTTGGCATGTGACAATCCCTGAAGGATATGAAGAAGAGCTTGCGGAGAAGGCTGAATTCTTACGTCAAAACATGAGGGACATGGAGCATAGCTGGAATGATTTTATTAAACAAGCTCTATCATTCCATAGATATGGGTTCTGTGTCAATGAGAAAGTATATAGATACAGACGTAAGGATAAGGGTAGTAAATACAATGATGGTCTAATTGGCATCAAGAAGCTCCCCATCCGTTCTCAAGACACCATTACGGACTGGGTGTTCAAGAATAAGGGAAGAGAGCTTGCTGGACTACATCAAGAAGTGTATGTTCCTACAAACTCTCTCAGAGGACAAAATGCCACATCTCTGTATGTAAAAGATTCCTATACAAGACAAGAAAAATATATTCCAAGGAAGAAATTCCTATTGTTCAGAAACAATCCTCTGAAGGATAGCCCCATTGGAATGAGTTGTCTGAATGGCGCATGGCAGGCTTGGAAGTATAAACAGTCTTATCAGGAAGCTGAAGCGTTGGCGGTTAATTAGTAGCCGCACTTGCCAGTAACGGTAAGTTAAAAATTCATCTAATTGCTGGAAAGCCTGCAAAGGTGATCAGCAGCGAAGGTAATGGTGAAACAAGATACATAACAAATAGAGTCTACCCAAGAATTCAGTATTTTGTTTTAATTACAACGTCCAACGACTATCCCGAAAGGGAGTAGACTACAAGCTATTGGTAGTTGAAACGGTGAAACCCCTAACGACAAAGACGAGGGGTAAGATATAGTCTGGTCTACAAGGAGACTTGTAGCAGCTCTTAGAGAGCGGGGAGAGGGTAGCGACCTCTCCTGAACATAAACGAGCGCATGATAGCAACGGCTTTAAAGTGCTATACCTCCCACCCCAATATATGGCAGAAGATGCCACCCCTGAGAACAAAGCTGTATACGAGCATTATAAGTCTATGCTTATGGCAGCCAGTAGGGGGGAGCTTACATCTTTCATTCTTCCACTGATTATGGATGGGGAAGGCAATGAGATGTTTAAGTTTGATATCAAGTCTGTCACAGGAAACAAGACATACGATATCAATACCATCATTGGAAGGTATGCTAACGAAATCCTCACCAGCTTGTTCGCTGACTTCCTTACATTGGGAAGTGAAGGGGGCGGCAGCTACAGTCTTGCAGAATCCAAAGTAAGCATTGTTGAAATGGCTATTCAAGCCAAACTGGACGAGCTTCAGGATCAAATCAATCATGACCTTGTGAAGCAACTGTTTGAGCTGAACGGGTGGGATACAGATGTGATGCCCGAAATTAGGTATGGTCAGATCACTAAGCCCAGTCTCGATGAAGTGAGTAAGTGGGTTCAGAGAGTGTCTGCTACAGGCAATCTTCCCAAGAATAGGGAAACTCTTAATTGGATTCTCTCTACTGCTGACATCCCTTACAGAATTCCTAAGAGCATGTCCGAGGAAGAAATAAAAGATATGCTTTCTGATGACACCAGTAGAAGTGGGGACGGTATGACCTCTGGTTTAGGTAGTGGTGTAGGAGATGTCACTGGGGGCGAAGGAGATAGTTCTGTAGGGAATGTGGAAAATGCTTGAGGAATTAAAACAACAAGGGAGGAAGTATGGCCCATGAATTAACAAGAATTAGGAGTAGACTATTAAACACTCCTTTATTGGTGGAAGCTAAGACATTTGAAGGGGTGATGGAGTACCTTGATAAAAGAGTTCAGGGTGGTGTAGCTGTCCAACCCAATCTTGACAAAGACTCATCTGAAAGAGAGTTTCAGGGATTGGGGACAATAGCATATCCGGAGCAAAGTCTTGGTCTTATCCGAATCGAAGGCCCGCTGACAAATAAAACTACAGGATGGGAAGCTCTTTGTGGTGGTGTAAGCTACGAAAGTATTAAAGAGGATTTCCACACCCTTCTTGACAAGGGGGTGAAGACGGTAGGTTTTGTTGTTGATAGTGGAGGTGGGGAAGCCTACGGACTGTTTGATACAGGAAACTATCTTAGAAAGATTGCTGATGAAAATGATGTAAAAATTATTTCCTATGGAGATGGACTATCAGCTTCGGCAGCCTACGGACTTACTGCTATTTCAGATGAAGTAATTGTAAATTATTACAGTGAAGTGGGAAGTATTGGTGTTCTCGTAAGGTTGATCAATGATAGTAAACGTCTTGAGAAAGACGGTTTTGAGAGAACTTTCATTACGGCAGGGGACGAAAAGATTCCCTTCAATGAAGAAGGGGGCTGGAGAGAAGGATTTATAGAAGACCTCCAGTATAAAGTAGATTCCCTCTACAGAGAATTCACAGAATACGTTTCAGAACATCGTAACGTTTCTGTTGAATCGGTTAGGCAAACCCAAGCTAAAACATTCATGGCAAAGGAAGCCATTGACTTGGGCCTAGCTGACCGAGTGATGACTCTTGAAGAGTTTTATTCATATTTGTCGAGCAAAGCCCGAGACAATAAAAATGGAAGCAGTATGAACATTAATAGATATATCAAATTTAATAAAGAGGATGTAAAAACCATGGAACTTTCTGATATTCAGTCAGAGCTTGCGCAGAAAGTGGAGCAGCTTGAGGAAGCCAACGCTTCTGTAGCACAACTCACTTCACAACTCTCTGAGATGACAGCCAACTACCAAACTCTCGTCTCTGAGATGGAAGCTAAAGAATCTGAGCTTAAAGATGTGCAAGCATCTTTGGCTAAGATGAAAGAAGAGAAAGAAGAAGCTAAAGCAACTCTTCGTAAAAGCAAACTCTCTGCTGTTGTAGCAGAGGATCAAGTAGAGGGCATCTATGCCTCTCTGGCTTCACTTGACGATGAAGCATTTGATACCGTGCTGGCGGGTTTCGCTGCACAGTCTAAAGCAGTTCAGGAATCTGAGCTGATGCAGGAAATGGGCAGCTCTTTCTCTAAGTCTGATGAAAAAGAAGATAAAGAAGAGCTTTCCACCACCGATAAAGTTATCCTTGAACGAATCAAACAATAAGGAAATATAATTATGCCTTTCATTCCCGCCACTAATGTAGTACGTCTGTCCGATCTCGTAGTCCATGAGCTTGATCCTGCTGTTGGCTATAGCCGCCGTGACATCAATATCACTGCTGCAACCGAAGCCACTCTTGGCATGGTCGTAGCCCGTGAGATTACTTCCGATCTGGAAGCTCCTTACGCCCCCGTAACTGATGCAGCCCAACTGGTTGACACCAACGAGTTTGCTGTTGTCTTTGGCGATGAGTTCAGCTTTAACCCTAGCTTCACTGCACGAGCCATTGTAGCTGGTCAATATAATGCTGTTGGTTTTGTTGGTACTTCAGGTGCCCTGCAACTCAAAGAATACTACATCAAGAAGTACATTGTAGATGACGCAGAACTCACTGAAGCCAACTACGAAACCCTGAAGGGACTTCTGGAAGCCCAAGGCATCCAGATCCTGAAGACTGTTTAATCATACTGATAAAAGGAAAATAAATACAATGGCAATTGTTATCAATCCGGCACAACCGGGTAAAGTAGTAGATCGCACTGACTCCCTTCTGCGTATCCCCAACACTGTTGGTATTACTAACGCTCTTGGTCTTTTCACTGAAGACCCGCGTTCACAGAAGAACATTGAGATTGTCCGAACCACCACCCGTAGTCACCTGCTGGAAGACCGTAACTGGGATGAGCGCAATCAGACTATTGCTGGCCGTGAGTCTGACAGCCTTCTGCTGAAGATTCCTCACTTCCCTGCTGACGACGCTATCACCCCGAATGATCTTGATGGCGTTTTGCAAGCGGGTAGTTTGGCTGAATCCGTAGAGCTGGAAACTGTAGCCTCTGTACGCGCCCAGAAGATGTTTGATCTTCGTGAAGCTCATGGCCTCACTCTTGAAGCGGCTCGTATGCAGCTCATCACTCAAGGAACTGTATATGCTCCTCGTGGCACTGTAGTTACCAACTACTATACCGAGTTTGGCATCACCCGAGTAGAAGAAGGCATCGACCTGTCCGCATCTACTGATCCCCGTACTGCTATCAACGACATTAAGAAAGCCTCTCGTGCTGGTCTGACAGGTGGTCAAGCTGGCCAAGTACGAACTTTTGTTGCTCTGGCTTCTGACAGCTTCTACAACGCCCTGCTACAGAATGCTTACGTCACTGACGCTCTGAAGTATGTTGACCAAGGTCAAGCTCTGTCTATCCTGCTGGGCAACGGTGGCAACGCTGTAAACGGTCTGGACGCTCGCTTTGAGTCTGTCACTCTGTTTGGCATCACTTGGATCAATGCTGGTGCTTCTGGTTATGAGGACGCTGATGGCAACTTCGTACCGTTTATCCCAGAGGGTGATGCTTACATCCTGCCTGTTGGTGTTCGTGATATGTTCAAAACCTATTACGCTCCTGCCAACCGTTTCAGTTCTGTAAACCGCCGTGCAGCCATGAGCTACTGGTTTGAATACCTGAACGAGAAGGATGACATCATTGAGATCATGACTGAGCAAAACTTCCTGAATGCCATGCTGCATCCGGGAGCTGTTGTTCGGGCTTTCCTCGACTCTTAAGTCTTAGGGGAGGAGGAGGATATTTATTCTCTTCCTCTTTCTCTAACCTCAATAGGAGAATGTAATGGAAGTAGATACAAGAGCGGGCTGGATTACCGCTGTGCAAGCAATTGCAAAGGAGATTGGTGAAGGTGGTGCCGAAGGTCCGCCGGGTCCAAAAGGTGACCCCGGCCCTAAGGGCGACCCCGGTGATCCGGGAGCACCCGGAGAGAAGGGAGACAAAGGCGATAAAGGCGATAAAGGCGACCCCGGAGAGAAGGGAGACAAAGGCGATCCGGGCGAGTCTGCCGAACAGATTGAAAACACCCCTGTCCCTGAAGACATTGAGGATATTGAAGGGGTGGTAAACTACCTGAAAGATTTGGTAGATGCAATGATTGATGCTGGTGTTATGTCTAATGGCGCTGGTGGAGAATAGTGAAAGGGGCAGTGTTCCTGCCCTCCTTTGAGGAGAGCTGAATGGCACTGACTGAAGAAGAAAAAATTAATAGAGTAAGGCTTTTAATTGGTGATGTGGAATCCAGCCCTTTCTACCCTCTTTACACTGATGGAGAGGTTGATGGGTTTTTGGATATGGCTGGAGGAGATGTATTTCAGGCAGCTAAACTCGCAGCTATTTCAGCAGCTTTCCAGTTTGCAGGAATAAATACAAGAGAGATAACAGGGGATATTGAAGTCTGGAACTCTCTTTCTACACAATACCTGAAAGCCCTTGACTACCTCATTACCAACCCCTCTCTTGGTATACCTTCTGGTCTTATCCCTTGGATGCACACTACAAGCATGTGTAACCTGACTTCAATTAAACTCTGTTCTGAAGAACCGGATGCATTCAGTCATTGTAGGACAGGCACCTGTTCCTCCAACCCTTGTGAGTGCAAGAGGAGGTAGGAATGGTAACTAAACCAAGGTTTCTTCTTACGGGAAAAGTCCCTATCACCATCTATAGAACAATAGGTGTTGGTGGCTATGTAAGAGGGGAGTGGAAAGACCCTGAAGCGGAAGAGATAGAAAGGGAAGTTAATATCCAACCTCTTCGCTACAAGGAAGTGATGCTCCTCCAAGATTCACAAAGAACGAGGCAGTGGTGGCAGCTCTACTGTTCAGAAGATTTGAGAATGGATCAAGAGGAAGGAATAAACCCCGATACTGGAGAGGTTATCGAAGGCTGGCAAGCTGATGAGTTTTATTGGCAAGGGTACAGATACAAGATAATGAAAGTCAAAAACTACTCTATGGGCGTGTTAGACCATTATTCAGCTCAAGCCGTAAGGGTGGAGATTACACCCAACTAAAGAGAATGAAGGTATGCCTAGAAGAGATGTTGTAGTAGACAAAAGAGTTTGGGAGAGGATGAAGAAGAATCTCCTTGTAGGGGCTAAGAAGTCTGCCCAAGTGGGTTGGTTTTCTGGCTCCCATCACTCTTCTGCTGAAGTTCCGATGGCTCAACTAGCTTCTTGGCTTGAGTTTGGTCACAGAAATGGGGGAATGTATGATGGAACTATAACACCCCCTCGACCTTTCATGAGAGCTGGGTTTATTGTCTATATGAAAAACAATCCAAAATTTGCTTCTCTTGTTCATACCAATATTATTTCTGTTATGACAGGGAAGAAAACTTGGTCCAAGATGTATAGCGATATTGCCCCCGAAATGGCTAAAGCCTTGAAGATGGTGATGGAGTCTTGGGATGACCCAAGGAACGGGCCTATTACAATCAGTCTTAAAGGGTTTGATAATCCTCTGATTGAATCTGAGGAATTAGTGAATAGTATCCAATGGAGAGTGAGGAATAGGGGAACCAAATAATGTCGGTGTATAGTAAAATAAGGGATGCCCTCTATGACGGAACGGTGGCTACATACAACACAACTCCTTACTCTCCTCCTGTCATCTTTTCTCTAGGTAAAAATGAGCCTTTAGAGAGTTATGTTGTTATCAACATCCTTACCATGGAGCAAACAGGTAGGGTGGTGGAAGATGTTTTAACAGATGGCAGGGATGAAACTCTTCCTCTTAAATCCCACTTCCAAAGCTTCTACGATGTTACTGTCCAGTTTACTTTCTATGGTAGTGAAAGTGGGAGCTTGTGTGAAACCTTTCACAGGTTGTTAACAAATTACAGTGAAGTGAGACAAAGCTGGTCATATTTAGGTTTAGCTCCCGTTTCAAAAACAGATATAAGGTTTAACCCACAAAGAAGGGACACTAAGTGGGAAGACTCCTTCAACTTCGATGTTAGGTTCTCTTATAGAGTGCATGATGTCAGAGAAGTGGAGTGGGTGGAACACATCACTATGACAGTAAATGGAGGGGAACAAAAGACAATACCCCCTATCCCTTCGCCTTAAAATATTTTAATAAATCAAATAATCGAGGATTATCAAATTGGCAGCAATTGATCGCTTAGTTGAGGTTTTTATTACTAAAAGCTCTCAACAAATAGACGTTACATCATTTAGCATCCCTCTCCTACTGACAGAGCATACAGAGTTCCCTGAACGTGTCCGCTCTTACGGCAGCCTTTCAAGTGTTGCAGAGGACTTTGGTGTTGGGTCTACTACATATACTATGGCACTGAGGGCTTTTGGACAACAATTGGTTTTCCCTGAAGTGCTTATTGGTCGTAAGGATGAAGACGAAACTTATGTAGAGGCTCTCCTAGCTATTCAGGAAGAGAACGACAACTTCATCGCCGTAGTTATTGACTCACATGACCCAGCAGATGTATTGGAAATGGCTTCCACTATTCAGGCTATGGACAAGGTGTTCTTCACTTCTTCTGATGATGAAGATATTAAGTCCCCTTCTGTAGACAATGATATTGGATCACAGCTTAGAGATGCCAGCTACGACCATACTGTCCTTATTTACTCCGCACAGGCCGATACACAATACCCAGAAGCAGCTTGGATTTATCAGCTCTTGGAAACTCCTGGCAGCAACACTTGGGCAATGAAACGCCTTAGCGGTGTTACAGTGGATCGGTTGAGTGATTCTGATGTTAATGCACTTGAAGGTAAGAATGTAAACTACTTCCGTCCTGTCAAGGGTGTGCCCATTATGATGACTGGCACCACCTCTGAAGGCACTTGGATTGATGAAGTTATCTTCGTTATGTGGTGGAAGGCTCGTGTTCAGGAAGCTATTTTCACAAGGATGATCCAGTCTCGAAAGATTCCTTACACCTCTATTGGTGCATCTTTGATTGAAGCTGAGATTAGGAATGTGAATGCTCTAGGCATTGCCAATGGCGGCATTGCAGACTCTCCCTCCCCTACAGTCATTTCTCCCAACGTGTTGGCTATCCCTGAGAGCCAACGAGCCTCAAGGGTTATGGGAGATTTCTTGGTTGATTTTAGGCTCAGCGGAGGTGTCCACCGCGTAAGTGCAGTCCGAGCCACAGTCAGCGTTTAATAATTGACAAACAGAGCACTCCCGAGTAAAATTACACGATTAATCAGAAAAGGAGTGCCACTTAATGTCAAAACCAAGTATATTTATAGGGGACAAGTTTGTTTCTAAAAACGGGCAAGTTTGTGAAGTAGTTGAGTACATCAACTCCAGTAAGGTGTTTGTTAGGTTCGAGAACGGTTATGTCGGGCCATATTCGGCGGGTAACTTAAGAAAGGGTGAGTTTAGTAATCCACTATTCCCGAATGTCTGTGGTATAGGTTACCTCGGCATCGGAGAGTTCAAGATTAGTGAGCGCGGTAAGAAAACCTATGCCTACAAGAAATGGAACCATATGATTGAAAGGTGTTATGGAAGCACCCAAGAGAGGTATGCCCCCACGTATGCAGGATGTTCTGTTGAACCGATCTGGCATAACTTCCAGAACTTCGCCGCTTGGATTAAAACTCAGAAAGGTTATGGGAAGAGTGGTTGGCACTTGGATAAGGATATCATCTGTCCCGGAAATAAAGTTTACGGACCAGAAAAATGTAGTCTTGTCCCAGCTGCTGTAAATACATTCTTTTCTAAGCCAAGAAGAGGTAATGACCTACCAGTAGGCGTAAATCGCTCGCTGAATAAATATACAGCAGAAGCTAGGTTCTTGAATAAAACTACCCACTTGGGGACGTTCTCTACACCAGATGATGCACACTCGGCGTTCTTACAATTCAAGAAATCTTCAACAGTGAAGCTTATTGAACTGTTTAGGGAAGATTTAGAACCGAAGATTTTGGAGGCGCTGACGTTTTATGCAAAAGAAGGTTTCCCTTATGAAAAGCTTTAAAATATTGACAATTTGTCAACTTCAAACAAAGGATTAGTAAATGTCTGCAAATCTGTTGTCTACTTACTCTCCCGAAGCAGTAAGTATTATTATTGGGAATGATCAGTTTAGTCATGTAGTGACTGGTGTTGCCGAAGAAACCTTCATCACCATCTCAAGGGAAACTCCCGCCACCCAGTTGGTTATTGGTGGTGATATGAGTGCTATGCGCATTCGTCGGCGGAACAGGTCTTCTACTATCACCATTACGTTGATGCAAGGAAGTAATTCCAACGATGTGTTTAGTCAAATCTTGAAGAATGACGAAGACGCAATGAACAACGACTGGTTGTTCCATGTAACCATTAAGGATGGTAGTGGGCGTTCTGTATTCTTCAGTCCTCAAGCTTATATCGCCAACATGCCTGACATTAGTTTTGGCACAGAAGGTGATAACAGGGATTGGGTGATACAGTGTATCGACCTTGATGCCCACGTAGGTGGTGGTGCCCTCCTTACACCGGAGAACTCTACCACTCTGGAAGATGTTGGTTATCCCGTTCCCCCCGGTTGGTTGACTTAATGTATAGGGGGCTTCGTGCCCCTATTTTTCTTTCTCTAAAGGAATAACAATGAATTTATGGACGTATAGCCCTGAAGAAGTAGTGGTCCTTGTTATGGGGGTTCCTTTGGAGGGTATGGAAGAAGAGGGGTTTGTCTCTATTAGGAGGGATTCTCCTCTCTTCACTTCTACCTCCACTACAGATGGAAGGGTGGTGAGGGCATACAAACCTAATGATATTTGGGAAATACGATTCAACCTCTTGCAAGCAAGCCCCTCTAATGGGTTTCTTAATAAGTTGATGCTTATTGACAGGCTTACAAAAAGAGGGAAGTTTCCTTTGATGATTAAGGATGGTATGGGAGGGACATTGGCATTCTCTACAAGTACATGGATAGAAGAGCCTCCAGAGGTGGTGTATGGGGTGGAGAATGAGGGAAGGGAGTGGGTGTTAAGGAGTGCAAACACTGTCATTAATATTGAGGGTAATGTAGGACAAACAGAGCTTGCAGCGGATGCCCTAAACACCATTATTGGAGCCATCCCCGGCTTATTGTGAGGAATGTAAATGAGCACTCTTACATACAGCCCTGATAAAGTATCCCTGATATTTGGTGGGTATCAGGTAGAAGGTTGGAATAAAATCACCATTGAAAGAAATACAGAATTTGTAAAACAGATTAGGGGGATAAGAGGAAAGAATTCTAAGGAAGTGGGCAGGGACACAAGCTGTACAATAGTGCTGTCCACACCACAAGCGATGGAAGTGAATACAATCCTCTCCTTAATCTTAAAGAATGAAGAAGAAACAAAGGGGAAAGTTAGGCTCGAAATATCCTTGAAAGACGACTCTGGTAAGTCTATATTCACATCTATAGAGTGTTATATAGGAGGGTGGCCCAAGGTGGAATACACCGACACACTTACAGACGTAGAATGGAAGTTTTTGTGTGACAGCTCGGAGTGGAATATTACAGGAAGTGAGGCTAACAGAAACTCTCTTGTGGATATGATAAATGGCTCTATTGGCCAATTGTTTAGTTAATGTTTAGGAGGAATTATGAGCGAAGAATTTAAAGAAATTAGTGTAGACGGCGAAGATTATATCCTGCGACTTATGCCTGCAATGGAAGGTTTGGACTTCATGACCCGAATGGAGAAAGAGGGCATGACCGGAGCCTTGATCTTTAAGGCAGTGAGGGATTGTGTTGCTATCGGTAGCACTACCTTTGATGAAAAGAAGTTTAACAACCACTTCAAAGGTAAATATGGCCATCTGATGAGAGTAGTTGAGAAGGTTGTTGAATTCAACTTCCCCGACCTATATCAGGGAAACGAACAAAGCGATTCAGAAGAAGAATAAAATCTGGATCGCCCTCACAAAACCCCAGACTAAAAATAATTGAAAAAGAGTTTAGCGGCAATTATGATGTAATGAGGGTGATATTCTCTACAGATAATCCCATAGAAACCTTGTACAACCTTCACTACAAGTATCCCACAAAGCTATTCTATGATTACATAGAGTATCTTGATGTTCATGAGGAACTTAAGTCTGTGGCTAAGAAGGAGAGCGAGGACAGGGCTAAGAAGGCAAAATAAGATAAGAGGGATAGTTGAAAGATGAAACCTGTAGCGGATTTTTACTCCTCGTTTGGGATCAATGTAAGAACAAACGACATAAGGAAAGTAGATAGATATCTTGGTTTAGTTGAAAGGAAAATGAGAAGGTTTCAAGAGAGGACATCTAAAAACCTCTCACTAAACTTCTCAAGGTTTTCCTTAAGCCAGAGCGCTCTTAGAGCTTCTTTGGGGGCGGCTCTTGATAGAGCGAGCAAGAGCGTCACTTTCGAGATTAGTCAGTTTGCCGTTAACGACAGGAACATGAAAGCAGCCCTTCTGCGGTCTTCTCGTAGGGTAGGAAGAGAAGTAGGACAGATGCAAGGTGGTATTAGAGGAACCACCACAATCGTCAACAACTACTCAGGAGGATTAGGAAGGCGTTCGGCAGGGATAATGGGAGACGGAAGAAACCTCCTCTATGCTGGTGGTGGTGCTGGTCTTATTGCAAGACAAGGTATTGGAGCTGTCCCCCTCATTGGCGGTGCTTATGGCCTCTCTCGTCTTAACAGAGCACACCAAGAAATCTTTGTAGCCCCCCTCACTACACAAGCTGTTGTTCAGGCCCAAGGGTATAGCGAACAGGCTGGTGTTGAGACGTTTGGTTGGCTCAAACAACAGGCTGATGGGATTGGCTTCTCCTATATGGATGCTGCCCCCGACTTCAACCAAATCTTGTCCAACGCACTGGGCGCTGGGTTGGATATTGAAGGAACTCAAGACATCTTTAAGGGGTTTAACGAATACCAAACAGCAATGGGTATCACCCCCTATAGACGCAAGCTTATCAACAACGCAATGAGCCAGATGTTGGGTAAGGGCACAGTTACTCAGGAAGAGTTGCGTAGGCAGATGTCTGAATCTCTTCCCGGCACAATGAGTATATTTGGTGAAGCTTTAGCCACCTTGACGGGAAGCGGTCTTACGGGACAAGCTGCTATTGAGGAGCTTTATAGGGCTGTAGAAGCTGGAGAAGTAGTTTCAGCAGAAATTCTTCCTATCGTAGCTGAGGTGATGTCCAGAAGGGCACAACCTAAGCTTGGTATTATGAAGAAGTCTTCTATTGCTGAGTCTGCAAGAGTGGTGAACGCTTGGCATGAACTCTTGACAAGATTCTCTGAGGCGGGGGGAGAGAAAGGGTTTGCCGCATTCTTCAGGGCAGCAGCAGAACAGCTTCCTCGCCTCACTCCTCTTGTAGAAGGGCTTGGAGCAGCGTTTTATAAGTTAGGAAATATTGTAGAGCCTGTCTTCAGAATGTTTGCCAACTACGTCCAAATCATCACTGACGTAAAAAGATCGTTTGATGAGATTGACCCCTCTATAGCCAAAGTGGCTGGAACACTTCTTCTCCTTACAACAAGGATAGGAAGGCTTATGTTACCATTCACAGCCTTCTACCTAATACTTGAAGACATAGCTGTAGGCTTGTCTGGTGGCATCTCCTACACCAATGATTTGTTCACCTTCCTAGATAGGTTTGTCTCTTATGATAAGAAGGTTCTTGGTTTAACTATGGCTGTCTTAACTCTCGTGGCTGCATTCAAGCTATTGAGGGGCATAGGGAGCATAGGGCTGCCGGGAGGAAAGGGAGACAATAAAGAGAAGGGAGGCAGAGGAAGAGGCAGAGGGCTGTTCGGGGGTTTGCTGTTAGGGGGATTGGCAAGGGGGGCGTGGTCACTTCTCTCAAACCCTTATGTATCTGTTCCCCTTGGTTTAGGGGGAGTTGGATACTGGGGATACAACACAGACGCCTTTCAGTCCACCCTTGTGTCTTCTCCAGACAAGTGGTTAAACCTGCTTGCTCATACAGCGGCAGGAGCGGTGGGGTATAAGGAACAGAGGGAGTATTGGAACAACATCTTTAGCTCATCTAGTAGAGGGGCTTTGGTGGGTAGTGATGTTGAGAATCTCTTTAGTTCCACCCAAAGAGGAAGAGAGTGGTTAACTTCTTACCTAGAGGGGGAATCTAAATTAAACCCAGATGGAACTGTGGGTAAGTGGGCACCTGATGAAAGAGAGCAAGCATTTGAAGAGTTGGCTACCAGAATCAATGAAGCTTATTCATCTTCTAGGATGATTAGGGAGGGAGAATACTCTGGACCTCTTTTGTGGTCAGGAGGAGACATAGCTTCCAGCATTCCTAATGGTCCCTCAAGTTATGTAGAGAATATAAACAATTCTTCTACAACGAACAGCCCCACTGTCACTAACGAGATTAACATCACTGCTGATGGTGTTGTTGATCCTGAAGGACTGAGGGGAATGATAGAAGGACTTATGCCAGAGCTTGAGTCAGTGACGGAAAGAGCCTTGCAGGGAATATTATCAACCACTCAAGATGCCTATGGAGGGTAGAGAATGTCTTTAGCTTTACAGTTTGGGGATGGTTCTTCCTCCGAAGAGATGAGTGCTCTTTATTACATAAACGTAGTTCAAAACTATGTTAAAGATACAAAGGGCACACTATCAAAGCATCCTCTTGACTCTGGAGTGAGGATAGGAGACCACTTCACGGCAGACAACATGACTTTCCAGATAAAGGGAGTCATCACCTCTGCCGATATCACCTTTGCAGCCTACACCACTTCTTTTAGTGCAACAGGGCAGAATAATTTACAACAAACTTCTCCTCCTATGGCTATTCAGATCGAAGATGGGGAAAGTAGTCTTAATAAGGTCCTCCCTGATGCAATAGGTCAGTTTCTATCTCCCCTTGAGCCTACTATCATAGGGGAAACCACTGAGGTGGTGGAGTATGGCATCTCCTTTAGTGAATTTATAGAGAAGATGATTCTTGAGGTGATCTATAACAGAGAGACGGGAGTATTTAGGAATAGTATTGTTCCCGTCACTCTGTATGAGATGGAAGGTAATAACTACTTCAAGAAAGCTCCCTACACCAACCTAGTAGTCACAAGCTTTAGAGTGACAGAAACCCCAGATACGGGGAATGGATGTCACTTTGATATGACCCTTGAGCAAACAAGGGCTGTAGAGCTTGTAAGAGGCGAATACCCTGTTGATGTTGGGGAGGAGACAGAGGATAAAGGTAAGGCTGACTCTACAGAAGAGCCTGTTACAGAAGAAGAAGTAGAAGCTGCACAGGTAAGTCAATTAAAGGTACTCACCACAAGAGATAAGAGGGTGAACCTTCCTCTCCACAAAGAGAAGGACTACTCTTACTCAGTGGTGTTGGATGGAGTGGCTACAGAGGTGAGGCTGTTCTATACAGAAGCTTCCGATGGCTGGTTTATGGACCTAAAAGAAGAAGGGGCTGACTACTTTGTAAGGGGCATGAGGATAGTTCCAGACTACCCCATGACTCTTGACTATCCTACAGTTCCTCTTAAAGGATACTTCTTACTAGAGTCTATTGGTAACAGTAACCACAAGTTTAAAGAAGATGCCGCCAACCTGCACAAGTGGTTTAAATTTAGCTTCATAAGAACATAAATAGCATTGAGGAGTGGACATGGTTGCAAGAGTGTTACAAACAAACAGAATCTACTCCTTGTCTGTATGGGACACCTCTGAAGGGTCTGGGTGGGATATAAGGGATCTTCACATCACCTTTGACATAAGTAAAATGTCAGACAACTCTAAGAAAGACAACACAGCCACTATTGATATATATAACCTATCAAAAGAGAAACAAAGGTTCTTAGAGAAGAGTTATATCTCAGCAGTGTTGGAAGTGGGGTATGTTGGGACAGGACTAAAAAGGTTGTTTGCAGGAAAGGTGGTAGATGCCTCTACTAGGAGTAAAGAGGGGGATGTCATCACAACTTTAAGGATAGGAGCGGCTTACACAGAGCTAAACCACAAAACACTGAGTAAGCTGATACCTGATGGCAGCACCGTAAAGGATGTATTAGAGGAAGTGGCAGAAGCTCTAGGAACGTCCAGAAACCTGATCACAGGAGTTAATTGTAACAACCCTGTTCTTGACGGCTACCCTGTCAGCGGAACACCTAAGTCTGTGTTGAATGAAGTGTGTAACGCCAATAAGATGGAATGGTCTTTAGATGATGACGTTCTTTATGTGAGAGATAAGGGCGATAGCCATACGCAGAATATGGAGAGTGTAGTAGTTATTTCACAAGCCTCTGGTCTTATAGAAAGACCCTACCTAACTAAGTCCCCTGATGGTAAATCTAAAGCCAATAAAGAGACAAAGAAGGGTGGCTTACAGTTTAGGTGTCTCTTAAACCCAGAGTTGGTTCCAGGCTCTCTTATCAAGCTAGAATACGAAGAGTTGACAGGGCACTACAGGATTGATTCTATAAGGGCTTTTGGGGGATGGAGAGATAATAACTGGTATATGGATATTAAGTTAACTGAGAGGGTGGGATGACACAACCAGCAACTTTACAATCTGTTTTGGAGAAATCTTTCCAAAAACAAACAGATAACATGTTTACATCAATACCCGGAATAGTGGTTTATGTAAGAAACAAACTATCTTCTCTGTCTGTAGATGTCCAGCCTGCTATAAATATAGTAAGAGAGGATGGTACAGAAACAGAAGTTCCTACTATCCTCAACGTCCCTGTCAGTATGCCTGTTAACTTTGAGGGCGGCCTAACCCATCCATTGAAGGCAGGAGATAGTGTCTACCTCATCTTCTCTATGAGAGGGATAGATTTATGGAAGAGGGGTGATGGCAGTCTTACAAGGCCAAGCGACTATAGAAAGTTTAATATTAAAGACTGTGTGGCAATCCCCATTCAAACCTTTTCCAAGAGTGTAAACAACCCTTTATTAAGGGAATGGCCCCATTCTACTGATGATGTTGTCTTATTCCATAATGTTGGGACAGGAAGAGAGTGTGAAATAAGGTTGAAGCCTTCTGGTGATGTAGTAATTAATACAAATCACGAAGTGACGGTGAATGCCAATAAAGTAGAGGTGAATGCAAGCGAAGATGCAGTGGTGAACGCCAACAAAGTGGAGGTTAACTCCCAAACCACTGATGTGTATTCCCCACAATCCACTTTTTATGGCGATGTTCAAATTACAGGGACAGCTACAATAGACGTTGATGCCGTAATTGGAGGCATATCATTTAATAGTCACACACATGGTATCTCTTCTGGTAGTAGTGCTCCTGGACCTACTCTTCCCCCCACTCCTGGAGTTTGATATGGACTTAAAAATAGATATTAATGGTACTGGGGACTTAATCTTTGATAATGGTAACATCCCTCTTACAACAGAAGAGGCGGACGTTGTCGGGCAGAGAGTGGCTATAAGGCTCAGGACAATTATGGGGGAATGGTTTTTAGACGAAAACTATGGCACCCCTTGGTTTCAAGTGATAGGAACTAAGAAAACCGCTTCTCAGGTAGACCCTATCATCCAAAGAGAAGTGTTGTCTGTGGAAGGGGTTAGGGAGATAGTTTCTTGGAGTAGTGGGGTGAGGGTGGATAGAACCTATTGGTGTAGCTTCACTATAAGGACAAAGAATGGAGGATTGTCTGAGGCCATTAGCCTGTTTCCCCCAACCAATGTAATTTAAATACGGAAGAGGTTTATGGCAGGTTTAACGGATAAAGGTATTTCGATAAAAAGGCTCCCAGAGGTGGTGGGAGATTTAAGGAAGCGGGCTGAGGTTATATTCCAAGACTTGTTGGAAGACCCTAATGACATAGTTGACACCTCTAATGATAGCACAATTGGAAGGTTTATCGGCCTGATTGCTCCCGCCCTAGCAGAGCTTTGGGAGACAGACTTAGACATCTACTCTGCATTCAACCCTCATACAGCAGTGGGAATTCCTTTAGATAATATTGTAGCTATTGGAGGGATTACAAGGAGGGAGGAAAGCTTCACAACAGCAGAAGTGTATCTTACAGGAAACCCTGGGACAAATATTACTACGGGACTCGTCGTTAGTAGCCCCTCTACATCTGCTTTCTATGAAATCACTCAGGGAGTGGTTCTTGATGCTGATGTGTGCCATGGGGTGGGGGTGGAGGTAGCCAACTTCCTCCCTGAAACAGACTACTCTGTATTCTACAAGATATCAGATTCAACAGTATTTAAAGAGATAAAAATAACAACAGGGTTGTTCCCTACAGTGGATGGTATCTTTGAAGACTTGATGACAGAGATAGTTACCAACCACCCTACATTAAGGGTAAGAAGGGAAAACAACAGACTGTTTATTGAAAGTGGTATTGAACTGCAACTCCTATCTTTCTACACCTCCTTCAACCTGTCTGTCACCAAGGTGATAGGGATTAGTAGGGTGCAGGCCAGTGAGGCTGGAGAGATAGTACAGGGTCCAAACACTATCACTAACATTGCTACCCCTATCTTAGGTTGGGACAGCGTAAGAAACCCCCTTCAAGCTGAGACAGGCTCTCATACAGAGACAGATGAAGAGCTTAGAAATAGGTTTAGGGAGTCTAAGTTTCAAAGAGCAACCAATATTATGGAAGCTCTCTACAGCTCCCTCTACAACACTTCTGGCGTAGATGCAGTGATTATCTATGAGAACGATACAGACGAAACAGATGCGAGAGGTCTTCCTCCTCACTCATTCTGGACTATCGTTGATGGAGGAGTGGATACGGATGTTGCAAGAGCTATCTGGCTAAACAGGCCCACAGGTATTACAGGAATAGGTAATGTTGCTGTAGATATTGTGGACTCTTTTGGTTATATCAGAACGGTGAGGTTTAGTAGGCCAGAGCTTGTAGAAGTGTTTGTAAGGTTGTCTATAACAACAAACCAAGACTTCCCTCAAGGGGGGCAGGAAGAGATTAAAACTAATCTTTCAGGGTATGTAGACTCCCTTGCTATCAATGAAGCTCTTATCTACAGCAGACTCTACACTCCTATAAATAAAGTGAAGGGACACCAAGTGGATAGCTTAGAAGTGAGTTTAGATGGAGAGGAGTGGACAACAGCTAACATTTTAGTGGGATTGGACCAGAAAGCTTATCTCCCTGCAAGTAATGTTTCGTTTGTGTAGGGGTGATGTATGAGTTTTCAGATTAACCCATTTGATACAAAAGACTTCTTAGAAGAAGCAAGAGACAGGACAACTATACAGTTTGAGAAAGATTCTGCTCCTGTATTTGATAAGTTTTTGCAGCTCATCTTTTTAGAGGCAATGGAAATACAAGCCACTAAGAAGGATTTGATGCAGCTAAGAAGTATAGAAACTGCGGAAGGTGCTCAGCTCGATATTATCGGAGAGATAGTGGGCCAACCTCGAACACTGATTGATGTAGACTTGTTTACATTCTTTGGGTTTAGGGGACATTGGAACGCTGACACCTATGGAGACCTAAATGATGCTGGTGTAGGTAGTGTTTGGTGGGATGGAGAATCCCCCACTACAGGGAACATCACGCTAAATGATGAACTCTACAGACTACTCATCAAAGCAAAGATTGCTAAGAACGTAACAAGAGCCACCCCAGAAGATGTGATTAACTTCACCAACTTTGTGTTCAGCACTAATGGTAGTACCATCACAGATGAAGGTGGAGCTAAGTTTAATCTTCTTATTGGTAGAGTGCTTACAAAACAAGAAGTGGGCCTTCTTAGGTATATAAACAGAACTGCCGGGTATGAAGCAAGGCTACTCCCCAAACCTGTTGGCGTAGGAATGGAGTATGGTAGTTTCGATTATGAAAGTTTCTTTGCCTTCCAAGGAATTCCTAATGCCAAGGGGTACGGAAGTTTAGGATACACCCACTACTTTGATGGGGAGCATCTTTATGATGGACAAGCAGTGCCTTCTGTTTTTCTCGATAGAGACGAGAATGGCAACCTCTATGGAGGGAAGTGGGCAAGTTTACATAGTGATATAGAGGGAGTGTTTTAATGGCTAAATATCCTGACAAGGATGAGTGGATCGAAGAGATATTGATCCCTGATAGAGCTACCCCCATTCTTGGCGGACAGCCAGTGTGGGAGGGAGACAGGCTTGTAGATGGTTTTGCTAACGTGCCTGCGGGACAGTTGGCCAATAGGACAAGGCATCTCAAGAATAAAGTAGAACAGATTGAAGCTGATATAGATGGAGATTCTTCTCCCTTTATTCGTAAAGAGAATAACCTATCTGACCTAGACGATCTACAGCAAGCTAAATACAACCTTGGCCTAAACCTTGTAGATAATACAAGAGACTTAGATAAGCCTGTCAGCGTTCCTCAGCAAGAAGCTCTAGATAATAAGGTGGATAGGGATGACCTTGCCAACCCCGACATGGGCGCGGCGATGGTGGCGCGTGGCGTGGTGGCGGTAGAAAGTTATAGCGCACTTACACAGCTCCCGGCTGGCCAGAGGAAGCCCGATCTTCGATACTTGGTTTGCGGGAGCGTTTTCCGATGGGATGCCGTAAAGAGCATGTTTGTCGCGGAAGGCCCGATTACGATGAGAGCCTTTGGCGCGGTCGCCGATGGCATTCACCCGGACAATCAGGCATTTGCAGACGCCGCCGCTTATTGTGGGGCTAACAAAGGCATTTCTCTAGACCTTGAAGGTAGGGACTATTATTTATACGACGCAAGGGAAGCGTTCAATGTAAATGACATTAGATCGTTTATCGTTCATGGGGGCAATGCCACAATTCACTTGGAAAACCCCACCCAAGATGGTATGAGAACTGTATTTAACGTAACCAAAGTTAAATATGTGAAAGTGACTGGCGTGCACTTCAAGATAAGCGTCATCGATAATTCTACTCCGGTTGACCCATCAATCAACGGCTCCAGAAGTTACGCGATACGTGTGGCTAGAGAAACCGGCGCAGATCCGCATGTGCCTCATAACGATTATTGTGAGATATCGGGATGTATCTTTGAGGACCTTGTCGGTATTCCGAACACCTCCCCGACAAGGCCGTTTAGTGGGTCGCTCAACGTAGCACAATCTAACTACGTTCGTATTTTCGACAACCAGTTTATAAACGGCTGCGGGAGAGTGTGCTACGTTAACGACAGCTACAACGTATCCATACGCAACAATAAGTTTGTTAATCTAAATTATGTGCCGACCCCCGTTGGAACCCCGCTAGGAACTCTCAGTATTCGCATACTCTCATGCATCGATGTAAACATAACGGAAAACACCCTAGAGTTTGCAGAGGCCAATAATCACACAATTTTGGCACGGGGTATTTATTTAGGCCCATCATCCCAGAAGCCTGACGTACCAACGTCCAATGTAAGGGTGAGCGGAAATACATTCATAGCAAACAAGGACATAGACCGTTTGCGGCTTATCGGGCTGGATATGGTAGACACGATAAAAATAAATGATAACGTGTTTTATGGCAACTCTGCCAAGTCAAATTCTGTTTATGCTATATTTGCGCCCTTTGACTCCCAGGTATCAAATGTAGAGATTTTCGGAAACTCCTTCTTTGACGCTTACCCAGAGTTTGTTCGCTTAGCGCCGGATGCCGAGAAGCACAACGTGTCCGCAAATGGGAATTATCTTTACTTCGAGGGCTCTATAAAGACGCCGGTCTTGCGTTTGACCCGTATGGAGAAGAACGCATTCGGCAACTACGCCTTTGTTGACGGTGACCTTATCGGCTCTTACTCAGGCTTGGGGCAGGTTGGTTATGAACTATTCGAGGAGGAGCTACATATTACGGATGCAACGCTAGATAGTTATCTATCGGGAGGCGTGTTAGATATTCCGTTCGGAACAAGGGTCGTATCTTTTAATCTATCCTCGTCTCCAGATATAGAGGATATAACGATTGATGGAGCCAAGCCGGACAACTATTCTGTGTATCTATTCAGCAGGCAGTACAATGCGGCAGTAAGTCCTACCCTTAAAGAAGCGTGGGATGGGTTAAGGTTGCGAGATAAAACAGACAAAAACCTAGGCGACACAACTGTCACATTGAGATTCTCGTCGATTTATAGTCGGTGGGCGCAGGTATAACTAAAAGGCTCGGGAGCACAAGCGTAATAAGTAGGCTCCTTTAGGGGTTCACGTACAGCAGGGTGCAGGGGCAGTGTGGTTCGACAGTTAGTTCTCGACTATGCTGCCCCGCGGTGGCCAGACCAGCAGGCTGGAGACCGGGCGGGCATCTACGTAGTATCCTTAAAGCCGCTCTAACCAGAGGCTTCTTCTATCTACGCGAATGCAACATTTCGACACAGCTTGTTTAGTGCTAAACTTGAATTCAAACTATGACAGCGACCTTTGGGGGTTCTATGAGATGGACGATTCTGGCAGTTGCAGCGCTCCGTGATGAGCAGACCCTACGTTCGTGCAGTGAGGCGTGTTGCCATTTAACTATGCCAAATAAAACATAAAAGGATCATTTATAGTGGAAATACAAAAACCCAGTACGCTTAATTCTATCTGGGCTGTGGCTGGAGAGAGAATTAAGCCTGACGACAGTAAGATTCAACAGGGGTGGGTGGTAGAAATACCTCCCCTTCAGTATGAGAACTGGCTTGGCAACAGACGAGACACAGCTTTAGCTCATATCAACCAGCATGGCATCCCTACGTGGGACCAATATACAAGATATATTGCTGGGAAGAGTTATGTTCAAGGAAGTGATGGATTTGTCTATAAAGCTCTTGTAGACAATTTCAATGCAAACCCCACAACAGACAGAAACTCTTGGGCAATTGCTTTTGTTTCAGCGGACAGTGCAGAGAGTGTAAAACTGTTTAATGG